GAAAGAATAAAAAAAAATACTACAAAAAAGGGGTAGCAATCTATCTTGGACCCCTATATAATATGAACCATGAAAGAAATCTCATTACCACTCTGTCCTGTCTTGGCTAACAACCAAGCACCTATTGAACCTGACCTAGAAGACATCTTTGACATCCTTATGGGAGGTGATGCATAATGTATGAATGGCTAAATAAATATTTTAATATACATGTTACTATTGAGCTTCTTAACATTTGCATTCTAGGGTGCTTCCTAGGCTACTCAGTCTTCGCTACAGCAATGTGGACTGTTCACACCTGTCCCTCACGAACGTCTCTCTATACCCCCTTAGAATCTGTCTCAGAGCATCCTACTATTATTGAGTGTGAGAAGCTAGCTGAGTCAACACATAAGCTGCGACTACAAGTAGCAGAACTCAGACGCTTAGTGGAAGAAGAGTCTGAGCAGTAGTGGCTCTTTCATATTATCGCTTACCTAATAGCGAGTTAAAGTAAATGAATTAGGATGTTTCGCTAGCTTCATACAAAAAGCTAGCATCTTTTTTATACCCAACTCTGAGACTGTTGTTGACTCATTATAGACTCTAGCTCAGCTTCTAATCTGTCCTGAGATTCCTTCTGTCTCATAGCTTGTAGGTTTACAGTACCTTCTTCTCTCAGATGTTTGATACCCATAGCTAGGCAATCTATTCTGTCATCATGCTTCAGTGCTCCTTTGACAGGTGCAAGGTTACAGAACTGTGTCATTAGTACCTCATCTTGCACGAAATGCTTATTTACTACGAGTTTGTGCTGATTTAACACAGGTTCTAGCGTAGAAATAATTCTTTTTTCCTTGTTGGTTGTGTGTTTAACAGGTACAACTTCACATGTCAAGTTAGGTGAGAGCATATTTAGAATCAAATCGTCACCAAAGTTAGTCTCTACTACCACTTGATGTACTTGATATTGACGTGTAAGTCTTTGTATATCCCTCAGTACGTCCTGATTCAAGCCTGTGTTCCACCCACCATGCTCGATAACATAGTAGTAACCATTACGTGTAGCTAGAACACACCATGCGAACTCATCTGCTCCACTTCCAGCTGGGTCCAAGGCTAATATGCGTTTGGTATACTCTACCTCATATCCCTTAGCAGAGGATTCATACACGCAGTCATACCCTTTGGCTTCTCCTACTCTGAAGGAAGCTGTCTTCTCTGATATCCTGTACTCCTCCATGCAGGACTTATGGCTGAACTTATCTGACACAACTAAATCTTTTAATTTTAGTGGGTACTTGTCCTTATCTGCCTGACTAGTGTCCAACATATACTGCAATTGGAACTCACTGTCCCCCATTAGTTTCCTTCTAACCTCAAGGTTCTTCTTAGGGAATCTCAGAGGCTCTGTAGGCTTGCCTGCTTCGTCATAAGCAGGAAACTTACACACTTTATATCCTTTCTCAGGAAGCCTGTTATAGATGCTAGAAGAGCTGTGAGGGGTACCAAGATAAATGGTTCTGCCCTCTGGCATAAGGATGGATACAAATTCTTTGGATAGGTTCTCTAATTTCTCTCTAGCTTCTGCTGATAGGGAGTTCACACTTACCTCTAAGTCGTCTGCTATAATCACATTCGCACGAGAACCTGTTATTTGAGATGTGATACCTTTTGCTTCAATAGAAGGAGTTTGACTAGGGAGACACCCTTGGAAGTCAAAGCTGTATGAAAGGTCACGTTGACTCTTACCAGGCTTCATATGTGCTAGGAAGGGACACAGGTTAATAGTGTCACGACAGAACTTAACGAACTCAGCAGCTCGCTTAGATGTAGCAGATACAATTAAAATTTTACTTTCGTTATCCCAATAGCCTAACCACAAACAATAAATAGCAGCAAGATGAGACTTACCAATTCCTCTAAATGCTTGTAGAGATACTAATCCCTCATCACTAGCGAGCTCATCACATATATCAAACTGAATCCCAGTAGGGTCAGCAATGCGTAAATACTTATGACATAAAGCTACAAAGTTCTTAAGGTTCTTTAGCTCAGGTATAGGGTTACTCATCTTCTTTGAAGGGAAGGCTTGATATGAAAGTTTCCACATCTGACCCCTTCATTTCTTCTTCTAGGCTGAACATTTTAATAAACTCTAGTCCTAGTCTAATAGCCCCTAAGTTAGGCTCTTCTGTTCCCAATGCTTTCTTTAGTTGCTTTAGCATTAAGTTGTATATGTCATCTGAATCTGTTTTATTCATTTTATTCTCCAAGTTTTTATTTTATTAATAATACGTGCAGGTGAAGGAAGCATCCAAAGTAATAACATAATTAACGTAATACTCCATGCGTTCTCTATGATAACTTCAAGCAAGCTAAATGCGTTGCTCTCTGCTGTTTGAACTGCTGCTCCATCTACAATGATATCAGCGTCGTCATCTAGAACCATCGTTGTGACAACTCCTGCTCCAGCTCCAAGTGCACCTGCTTCCCAGAGACTCATCGCAGAGCATCCTGATAGTACTAGGCTTATTAAAAAAATTCTAATTTTAGGTTTCATGGTATTATGTGTTGTTCTCGAATACTGCGAATGTTACTGACTCAGAAGCGTCTGAGAAAGCGTTAGATGAATCTCTTAAGCCAACATTAAATCCTGTAGTAGCTAGAGTGTTGGCACTTATAGTTTGGATAGTAGCAGTAGCATCCTCATAGCTCAAAAGAACTGTATAATTGGCAGTTGAGAGGTCTGTGTCGATAACTATTGAATACTGACCTGTTGCACCACGAGATACAGAAGCCACGTTGTAGCTTGTGCCTAGTAACACAGCAGGGTCAGCTGTTGTAAATCTACCAAACGCTTTAGGGATGAACTGCATCTTAGCCTCAAGAGCTGCTATACGAGCTTCAAAACCTGATAGCCCTACAGGTAAAGCTGCAACTGCTACTACGTTTGCATCTACGTCAGTACTGATATCTGTTCGTCTAAGCTGAGCTTGTTGAATTGAGGGATGTGTGTGTCTCATTATACGTATTCGTGTACTACTATGTCTACTGTTTCACTAGCGTCTGATAAGGTACCTGAAGCATCCTTTAGAGAAATGTTAAAAGAACCTACTGCTTTAGATGATAGCATACATAAAAAAATAGTTTCAGATGAGTCCATGTAACTTACAGTTACTGTATAACCTACATCTGACATATTATCAGTGAAGTTAACTGTGTATCTTCCAGTAGATACCTGAGTTACTCCTGAGATATTAAATGATTCGCCTGATACAACAGGACTTGCTACTGTAGTAAAAGAGCCAAATGCTTTAGGCATTAACTTCAAATCTACACCTAATAAGGTATTAGTCTGGGCTACTGTCAAATCTAGAGGAGGTCCACCTGTTCCAGCGTTATTACCCTTGATAGTTGAAGCAGGCATAGAAGCAAACTTATCATTAGCAATAACTCCAATAGCAAGTTTAGCATTTGTAACAGCTTGGTCTACTATCTTTGCTGTTTGAATTGAATCAGAAGAAAGATGAACAGCATCAATAGAACCATCTATTATATTTGAACTGCCAACACTATCGAGGTCGAGGGTTAAATGTTCAACACACCCATTTTGCAGTTTATCGTTAGTGATTGAATTATCCTGGTACTTACTTGTTGCAATAGAGCCAGTTGAAAGCCTTTGTGCATTAACTGAGTATAACGCGATAGCATCTGTATCTACAGCGCCATCACTTATATGTTCTGTATCAATACTATCTGCTGCTATGTGCTCACTATCAATACTATCATCAGCAATCTTAGTACCATCTATAGCATCAGGTGCTACCTTGTCTGTATTAATAGCACCATCTGCTATCTTTGCTCTGGTTACATTCAGGTCTGCTATCTTACCTGTCTCCACTGCACTTCCTACAATCTCAGATGTACCAACAGAGTTATTTGCCATAGAATAAATAGTAACTGCATTTTCTGCTATCTGACCTGTACCAACTGCAGCAAATGCTATCTTAGCTTCTGTCACACAATCAGCGCTAAGCTCACTTGAACCTACTGCGTTGTTTGAGATTGCAGCTGCTGTAACTGAATTACCTGCGAGTTTGCTAAAAGTAACAGCGCCATCTGCTATCTTATCTTCAGTGACATTATCATCTGCAATCTTAGCTGTAGTGATATTATCATTTGCAATCTTAGCTGTAGTAACAGCGCTATCTGCTATCGTATCTGTACCAATACCACCATCTGGTATCCCAGACACTCGAGCATCGACATACGCTTTATTAATTGCACTTGCAGCATTAGAACCTGCTGTAATATTCTCAAGTTTAGTATTTGAAGTAAATGTTATGTTGCCATCTGAGTCATACTTAGGAGCAGAGCCTTCAGTCTTATCTGTCTTGTTAAGTAATGTAAGAGCTGCTGTATTAGCAACTGTAGCTGTTCCTCCTGCATCAAGTTGTGCTTTAGTTACAGCATCTGTTGTGGCAGTACCTGCTGCTAAATTTTTAATTTGGTCGTTATCAGCATCAAGATATACTCCACCAGGGTCCAAAGAAAGAGAACCTATTGTGTTATCTTTAGCTTCCACTGCGAGATGTAGAGACTGTGCTACAGCTCCATCTAAGTCACTTTCTGTAAGTGTAGTCCCATTTACAAAATCAACGTCAGGAGTTAGTGATGTCTCTCTACGAATCTCTAAATCCATACCATCAATAGCCTCTGTATAATTGCTTAGTGAAATGAGTGCCAAACCTGCGACGACATATGTCACATTACCATCACCAAAATCATGAGGCAAAGCATTGCCATCAATATAAACTTTTACATAATCTGTATCAGTATAAGGAAAACTAAAAGCATAGGTACTCTTATTCCAGTTAATATCAGTATAAAAAACTCTAGAGTTGTAAGATACCATTATTAATATTCTCCTTCTAACATATCACTGAAGCTACCTGCATCCAAAGGTTGTGTATTTGGATTATTAGGGTTAGCTTCCATTGATGCTTGTTTATGTACCTTTAGTAGCTCAGATAAGAACATTTGTTTTTCTTCGCTGTAATAAAGATTAGCCATCTCTTTTAATCGAGTAGAAGCTGTCTCTCTACCTTGACGTAGAATCTTATTTATTTTTTTATCAATCTTCTTTCTAGCTTCTTCAGACTCAGCCTCAACACGTAGTCTTTGCTCCACTGGAATATCTTCTAAACCTTTTTCAAACTGACGAAGGTATATTTCTTTTTGTTCTTTATATTCCTTAGTCTTTAAGTAACCAGTCATTGATTTCCAAGAAGAGTCTAATACCACATCTGTACCTCTAGGGTTTCTTACTATTCTTCCTGCAGAACCTGTAAGTATCTGCCAATCCTCGTAAGCGTTCACACCTGGAGAAGGAAGTAACTCTTTATGAGTTTCAGATTCTGTAATGAGTTTAAATCCTGTTAGATTAATACCATCAAAGTCCACAACGCCTGTAGGCTTAGGATGTTTCTTATACATACCTAGTGCAGTAAACTCTTGGTCAATCACACCCATCTCTACCTCAGATTTCATCAATCCAAAAGCTCTGCTACTAGCAGGTTCAACGTGCCCAAAGACATTTCTTCGCTTCATCAAGCTATCAGGGTCTCCTAATCCTGTTAGGTTTCCTGCGATAGTATTAAAGAAAGCTTTCTCTGCGTCTGATGCTTCTTTACCTACCTTAAAGTCTGGCTGGAATGGCTCTCCAGGACTACGACCCAAGCCATAGCCTAAGTTTATAGACTGTGATAGGGAGTTCCAAAACCATGCTTCAGCAGCTCCATCGTAATCACCAAAGACACCTGATAGAGGGTCAACTACCTCCAAGTAGCCAACGCCTTCAAATACATCAATGATATTACTTAACCACATGTTCTGCTTCTCTTGCTCTTCTAGTGTCATAGACTTTGAGTCAGATGCCCAGTCACCTACTAGTGCTGACGCTCTCATTATCATATCCAATGGAGTAGCTCTTTCGAAGTCTAGTGAAATTCTTCCATCCTTTGCTTCTTTAATCTCAGGTAGTAGTGAGTCTAGGAAGTCAACAGGGTTTCCTTCGAAGCCTGCACGTTGCATCTCTATATCTACTTGTCCTTTATTTTGTACGTAGAAGTTAGTTAAATGCTCAGCCTTCTGAGTTTCAAAACCATCAGTCATAGGGATTGATAGTGAATATCGTGGACCCCATGGCATTATTTCTTGTTTGACATATATACCTGTGTCCTTTGTGACCTCATGGTCTGGAGTAAACAGATAATTAACACCTCCTATAAGAGTTGTTCCCAACATCATACGACCTACCATGCGTGATTGGTCAATAGATGAACCTGTTCCTGCCTTCAAGTCGAGAAGTAATTGTCTCTCTTGCTTTAATAAAAAGTTAACAAGTGGTACATGTTCAACACCTACAGTAGCAGCGTTTACACTTGTACGCATAAATGGCTTAGCAATACGACCTGGAGCAGTATGACCTACATCAAGTAGCTTAGCAATAACACCACCAACACCTTCAATAGGGTCTTGTGTTAAAGCGATACGACGTGTGTATTCCATTGCTCCATCAGCAACAGTTTGGAACCTATCAAAAATAACTTCCTTATCGTGTACATCTCCTGTAAACGAAGCTAGTAAAGCCCATGCCTTACGAGCAGCGTCACCACGTTTAGCAACCTGGTCCTTTATGTCGCTTCCAATCATCAAGCTCTCTTTACCACCTAGTTCAACATCAAGCTTCATTAAGATATTAAGCATCTCGTCAAAGTTCTGAGGCTTACCTACTGCAAACACATGAGCCATCTCTTGTGCAATTATTGCCCATGACTCTTCATCGAAATCCTCTACTTGGTTAAATAGTTCAGCAATCTTCTTAGCTGCTGGACCTGCCTCATTAAATGAGCTACGCATGATTCCTTCCATCTGTACTAGGAACTGACGATTAAGTTCGTTCTCATATACCATGGTTTTCATAAATTCATCTATAACTGTTAAACCCTTCTTGCCAGCTAATTCAATCACAGCACCAATAACCTTCAATGGACCTCTAACTCCATCACTTTCGATACCATTCAATATTACACCTAAGCGTGATAACCCTGCAGGGTCCATTTCTAAAGTCTCGTCAAAGCCTGAAGCTAAGCCTGAACCTAGAGCAGTGTCAGACTTCTCTAACAACCCAGCGTCAACTGTTGATGGAGCTGACATAGAGTGGATTCCTCGTAAAAGATTCACAGCGTCTGTCATGGCATCACCTGTATACGCACGTCCACCTGTGAGGACTACCCAAGCATTATGTGTTGCCTCGCCTAGCTTATTAGGAGTTTTCTTGTTTTTATAGTTATAAGTTTCTAGTCCTTTCATGTGTCTCCACAGCTTAACAGGACCTGTACCAAACCTTTCTGCTAGTTTATCTAACCCTCTTATCATAGGTCCACCAATAGCAGCTGCTTTCAATACTCCAAACGATGATAGTTTAGCTGACACCATTACTGTAGATGCTATTTCCCAAGCCATAGCAAACTTATCTACAAGCTTGTTTCTGCCTCCTGCTCTAGCGTAAGCTCGAAGCTCCTCCCAATTCTTAGGAAGGTTAGAATCGAATTTACGATTCAGAGCCCTATTAAGTAATGCTTCTTCTACCTCCAACACCATATCTTCAGCACCTTCTTCGATACCTGTTGCGATACGTTGTGCTGTTCTAGCATCTAGGATAGGTTCAAACTCTTTTAGGATTTTATCAGCCTGTTTACGACTGTTCATTCTATGGGACTTATCCCAATCTTTAAATTGAGTACCACCTTCAACATCCTTAACATTCAGTAAGTGAGCTTCACGAGAGCCAGGCTCTAGGTTAGACTTGTATAACTGAGTGTAGTAGTATTCTAGTCGTACTTTGTTTTCTATACTTGAAGGGTTTGCATCATATTGTTCTAACGCATTAACAAATTTTTCATATTTTGCATCATCAGGCAATTCGTCCCAAGGACCTTGCTTGAAAGGAGTTACAGGAGGTTCACCACCTTTAACACTTCCAGGTTCTAGGATAGTAGGAGCACCTGTCCCCTCAGCCTCATTAGAAGCTTGTACTAAAGCATCATCGCTGAACTCATCATTAGGGTCCATGAAGTTATCTTTAGGGGCTTCTCCTTCTTCTGCTGCTCGACCAAACTTAGGAAGTCTACCTTTCGCACCTCGCCAAGACCTACCTTTAAATAGGTTTAAGAAGCCTCCTTCTTTATCACCCATGAAGTCTGGAGCGCCTTCCATGTCTGTACGCCTATTAACTTCCATGTTCATAAGCCTATTTATCTCTGCGTCCTTCCAACTCTGGTCTATGTTGCGTGACATATCACTATCAATAAAATCATATAATCTTTCCATAAGCTTTTTTGATAATTCCTTCTCACCCTTGTAATTAGCATCTGACGCTGCCTTCCATAACAGTCTTGCTGTCTGTGCCCACGTAATGTGCATTAAGTATTCTGGAGTATCCATCTCCTTAAGCTCAACCATAGCTTGGTTATCTTTAGCATGTTTTTCAATGTTATCGAATGACCTCTTCGAGATTTTAGCAGCTTCCTCAACTAACTCCTCCTCACTGACGTAAGCAGGCTTATTAAATAGAGTGTCCAAATCCTCAATTTCAGGAATCTCATTGTACATATCATCCAGCTGCTGAGGGGTTAGGTAGCTATCATCTGGTTTCCATTTATCCCCATGTTCTGCCTCTAAATCGTCAAATAGCTGCGCAAGTTTACCCACACGTTCATCAGAATTAGGCAGCCCCTCCTTATACCATTTCATAGCGAGGTCATCTAACTTCGCCTTCCTTGCAAGATAGCGTAGGTAGACACCTATCTCTGCGTTTGATACGTCCATTTCATCAAACTTGTCACGCAAATCTCCAAATAGTGTATTGTAATACCAGTCTTCTTCAGCTTGAGTTAACTCTTGAACTCTTCTAAGTGGATTTGTATGTATATCTATAAACTCATCTATATCTAATCTCTCCAACTCATCTAAGAGCTCAAAAGCTTGCTCGAGTGCTGGAGGTGTTGTTGTTGCCTTCCAAACAGGGTTATCTAACTCGCGCTGAGAGACATCAAGAAATTTATCTTTTATATCCTTAATTGCCTTTACATCTACATCCTCTGCATTAAGGAGTTCATCTACCTGAACAGCGTAGATGAGTTTAAGTTGTGACTGCTCTACATGCTCTCGTATTTGCTTGTCAGTCCACTCTTTATTATACTCATCTCTTAGTTGCTTTAACCTGGAGATTTGTATGTCAACATCGTGTCTTACCATCTCAGCCTTATACTTTTCAACCTCACCCTCTATCCTGTTGTTGAGCTCGCTATGTGTACCAAGGTCTGTATTTAGGTCTCGTACAGTAGGAATAGTTGTGTCATAAGGGTTAGCTGGTTGTATATCATGGTGCTTCGCTAGTGCTGCTGCTGCGCTATCCATCTCACCTTCGACATCTAAATCAATAGCGTCGTCTAAATCAGCCTCTAGGGCTAGGCGTTCATTATCCCATTTAACCCACTTTTCAATATCCTCTCTAGACCAATCTTCTGAACTTACACGTTTTGCAATTCTATCAACGTCTTTATTGAACTCGTCAGCAGCATCAGAAATCTCTATCTGCTTCATATCTTCCTCTAGGCTCTTTAAGAACACTATGTCTGGATGATTCTCATACTCAGGCTTAAGGAAGTCTAATTCAAGTCGTTCACGATGCGTAAGCTTATCCTTCGCTTCGAGCTCTTGAATACGCTTAAACATCTTCTTAGGGTCTATATCGCCAGGGTCAGGCATCGCTTGTATGGTCATCCCTATCCTTGGACCTCTTGGACCTTTCCAATCATCATCCCCACGAATCATCTTGTTCTTCCAGTTCTTTGAACCCCAAGCTGACTCTATTTCACCCATGATGTCAAGGTTGATTACCCTCTGCTTCATGCCTTGCCATACTTGAGTATCTCCAGCCTTCTTTATAATTTTATTTATCCCACGACGAGTACCACCTGTACCCCACTTAGCTATCATGAACATCATTCCTAAGGATTCACCTATAATACCACCTTCGATGGCTTCTTTAGTCATGGCTTCCCATTTAGATGAGTTAATATCTGTGGCTAACCACTCAACTAAAAAGTTATTAGCTGCTGCACTGTCAGGAAACTCTTCCTTAATCATGCGAGACATGTTACCTTCTTCTGCACTTGAGTAGTACATATCCATTAGAGCTCCATTAATGAAGTTTCTCCCCCATTGATTTAACTGACCAAAGGCAGGTAATTTAAATTTCAGGAACTTATCTATACCTTTCATGCCTATCATAAAGCCAGCCATAGTTCCAACCATGTCTCCAATAGGAGCGATACTTCTATCTAGTTGCTTCTCTGGCTCTAAGAAGTTAGGCATTAACGCTTTACCTGCTGAGTAAAAAGCTTGATATACGTTATAACCACCCTTCTGTAGAAGGTTAAAGTTTTCATACTGTTCATCAGTGAATCCAATCTCGTTAGATGGACGTTGACCACGCATCTCAGGGAATTTAAATTTATCTAAGTCACCTTGCAGTAGTGGTTCTGTTTCAAAGTTACGACCATTAAACTCTAGGTGAATCTGCATAGCATCAGAAATCTCTTTCAGACCTCGAACACTACCTGCATACTTTAGGAACTCAGGTTGAGATATTAATGCCTCTACTGAGTTACGACCTATAAGCTTTCCTAAGTCTATATACAACTCAGCTGCGACTAAATTGAAGTTAGCTTCAGGTGAACCATGAGTTAGCTTTGTAATATAATCCTGTAGATTTTGAACACGATTGTTCGATAGTACATGGTCTTGGAAGTTAGGGTCTGTTTTAACTATTCTCCAAGTGTCGTAAGTTTCTTCAGGTGGATTCTGAGATGCTTCAATAGCACCTATCATTCTACCTTTAGCAGTTGGTGTTAACCAAGGAGCCCACATTGATGAGTTCTCTGGGGTTAAAGGGGTATCAGGGTCTACTAAGGTACTTAGCACTTGATTCACTACTTCGTTATCTGCACTGTACTTAGTCATGTCCCTAATTACTTCGTATGCTTTCTCCATTGTCTCAGGGTCAGAGATATCTCCTAGGATATTAACTTCACCTGGCTCCTCTGTAACTGGAGTACTTGTATCTAGTATAGCTTGACTTAAAGGACCTACTGCCTCCTGTTGCACTGCTTCTGGGTTTGCTTGAATCCAAGCTTCTGCTTCTTCCTCTGACATACCATGAGCATCAATCAAGCTCTGTTTTAGAGAAACGTCACCTTCATCTATTTGTTCATTTGGTACTGTAGTTTTGTCTACCCCTGTAAATGATTTAGGGTCATTAGGGTCAGTCATTACTCCCCAAGCTCTGTCTAAGTTTTTCTGCGTAAGGTCTTCTTTGTACTGGTCTTCATCTCTCATGTGATTCTTCAAGTAAGAATGTTGTATAGAACTTCTAAACTCATCTGATGTTTTATCCTTAGACATTAGAACTGGTCTAATTCTAGCATCTGTTCCAGGCTCAACAAAGTGACCTGCAATCATCATAGCGTCTGACTGTTCACGTGTCCACTTCGTAGGGTCATCCCCTATACTATCTATAAACTCCTGGTCATATCCTAAAGTAGGTCCAGATAATCTATTTCTGTCTGTCTTTGTCGTATCTAATTGGTACTGATAAAGTCCTTGGGCTACGTCTAAGTCAGCTCCTCTTGACGCTTTAGGGTCATTAGTAGATTCTACTTCAGCTAACCAGTTAGCGTATGACTCGAAGTTTGCTTGTGAAGTTCCCCATTCGCTCTCTGGTATTCCCATTCTTTTGAAGTTCTTCTGTAGCATCGCAACATTTCGTGGCGACATAATAGGGTCTTGAAAATTAGTCATAATTATTTATTTAGTGTGGAAGGTTTTATTGTACCTAGTCCTGCTTTAAACTCTGGGTTTTGATTAAAGTATAGTAGTTGTTTGTACGCTTGTACTGCAGCATAAGCCCTAGCTTGTTTTACTGCTTGGCGATAGTATCTACGTGATTCTTTCACTGTAGTTGGAGCTTTTTGAACTACGAACTCTTTTGCTAGTAATCCTTGGTTATATTCGATATCTCCTGGAGGGACACCTAAAGTAGGTAGTATGAGTATCTCCTCAGCAGTAAATGGAGTAAATATTGGCGCAGGTACTGAACCACCATATAATCCTGCATCTAATAGGTCCTCTGCGTACTCTGTCGCACCACGTTGGAAAGACCTGAAGTACATGTCGTCTTTACCACCTGCAGTCTTAAATGTTTCAGAGCTTGAGTCCCAATAAGAATAATTATTACTTTTTAATAGGTCTTCTGTTTCAGTTAGTGTATCTGAGGGTAGGGATGTCCAACCCATGCTACCTTCTTTCTCTAAAGTAGCTTGTAAAGATGTAGTTTTATCTGTTCGAACTGCTCTAATCTTTTGGTCAAGCTCTGACATAAGGGAATCAAACTCTTTATAATTTAATTTTTGCTCGTTAAAGTCTACACGAACACCTGTAACCATAGACTGTAGTTGTGATTCGTTTAACTGATTACGAGTAAATAGGGTTGTATAAGTTGCAACATACTCCTCATGTGTTTCAGTTACGTCTAATGCATCCATAAAGTTATCAAATTCTTTTATAATTGCAGACTTATCGAACAAAACGTACATAGGTTGATTTAAATCTTCAAGTAAAGCTTGCTTAAAGGAAGCCTTATCAGTGTCAGTTATAATCCCATTGTTAGCCTTAGCAAGGGTGTTTAGAGAGTCCCACTGTATGTTTGAGTAAACACGCTCTGCTTCTGTAGTTTGCGCCTTACGCGCTGTTGCTAGGGCTGTCTTGCGAGTTCTAACTGCTGTGCGAGCTGCGTCTGCTGCATTAGTTAGTTTATAACCATTCTCTGTTCCTTCAGCTGCAAAGATACCTGCTCCTGGTCTCATTTCAGATTGTTGTGTTAGTTGATACTCTAATAAATTTATTTTATCCAGAGCTTCTTCAGGGTCCAGAGTTGTTACCCAGTTGTCCATGATATCTGCTGCTGATGTAAGTGTAAGAGCGTTAAGATTTGTAACACCCATACCCTTGAACTTAGCTGTTACAGCTTGCAGAGCCTCTGAATCAGAGCCAGCCTTCATATGCTTAGCTATTTCCATACCATAAAGTCCTTCGTTTACTTCTAAAGCGTTTGCGACACGAACCTTATCTAAGTCAACAGCAAGCTTTAGTTGCTTTAACTGTAGTCCAGAACTAAATGCAATTAACTCTGAGGGTCTACCAGATGCTGTAGCGAAGACATCATCTCCTGCTAAGTCTTTACCAATAGCTTTCCCTTCGTTATCTTGTACCCACTTCTGAGTAATGGCTTCTGGGGACACAGCGTCTGTAACATGTGTCATTAAAGCTATGTTTTCAGGGGTGTTCAAGTAAGAATCTAAAGCATTAAGCCTAATGTTAGCTCGTGACTTATCTAATTCATCGTACATAGAGAAATTCTCGTAAGCTCTAATAGCACCTGACTCTTGTGCGTCAGCATTAGCCTTATCTAAAATTGTATTATACTCTTCTCCTGTCATTAACCCTTGGTCCTTAAGACCTAGAAGTTGATTCATTTCTCGTTGATGGGTTTCGTGAGCCATAGACTCCTTCTGTTCCATCTGTTTCATCTGACCTACCTGTGCCATAGCTTGGCTTAGGGATTTACTTAGCCCTGTCCATGCCATGTTAGGCTCGAATTTATCTGCGAAGCGAAATGCCATTATGTTATATCTCCTTGGTCAGTTAAAAAATTCTTATATTTAGAGTATGCTATCATCATGTCTAATCCTGCTTGCCCTACGTTTGGAGCTTGAAAGTCAATCATAGGTCGTATTGCGTTTGAAGCTCTCTCGTAAATGTACTGAGATTCTACTCCTGACCTAGCTATCAATGCCATCTCTTCTGTATTTGACCACTCGTTTAAGTTGAGTTGTTCTTGCTTCATACGAGCATTAATTAAAGCCTGTCGAGCTTCCCCTGCTGATGCACCACCTGCGAAACCTTTAGCAGCCATAGCTACTCTAGCCATAGATTCATTTTGCTTCATTTTCTCGTTATCTGACTTACTCTTTTCTGCGATAGCCTCCATAGCCATCTCTTTCTTTTTATAAATTGTTCTCAACTGTTCATCTCTTCTACCCTCTGACTGCATATTAGCAATATCTTTTTCTATACCTCTAATCTCTAGCTGAGTTTTATAAATCTTATTTGCTGCATATCCCTCTATAAGCCCCATAGCTACGCCTGCCCCTGCTGCTATGTTAGAGCTTGTCCAAGGAGAAGAGCTTCCTCCAGCTGCTGGCATCTGCGCTAGCGTAGAGCCTGGTAACCCTGCTCCATTCGTGCCAGGCATTGGTCCAATACCTAGAAATTCTAAAAAGTTTATTTGGTTCATTATTCAGTGTAGTGTTTTTCTATTCTGTGAATAGTGTCTGTTAAGTGAGATAGTTCCACCACCATCACCTTTACGTCTGTCTTTAATTCGTTAACATTGGCTGATATATTATCCACCTTGTTTTCAAGGGATTCAATACTCGCTGTATTTGCTTGTATCTTCTCAGAATTTGCTGCAATATCAGATTGTAAAGAGAAGAAGAAAAATAATACGCCAATGACAGGGGTTGCGATACCCATAAAGAGCTTCGTATTGTCTAGTGGGGCTTTGAGGGGGTTATTCATTTAATATTGTGTAGTTTCCTATAGTAGTCTATGTTCTCAGATTTATAGAACAGTTCATCCAGACCTTTAGTAGTAATCATCTCAAACACGAGATACTGTCTATCATTGTCTGCATTTGTTAGCACTTCACTAGTTAATGTAAGTCCAAGCGCTGCTGTAAATTTTTGATGTGCAGGGGAGTCTATATCTACGTAAGATACTACTCTACCAAACAATGCACATTGTTCTTCCACTAGTTTTTTAACGCAGCGAAAGAAACCAAGCGAGTGAGCTTTAACTTTCTCTGTACTCATTACCCATAACATTCCAGAGTCATCATCCATAGGAACTACACCAAGTATCGCTATAGGCAATCCATCAGGACTTATGACTGTAGCTGTTCCATGACTCATTTCTACACTGTCTAATATAGCGTGTGAAGGAGAGGTCATAAAGATATCTAATTCATCTACTTCTTCTTTCTGTAGATTCGTAGCGATAAACTTAACTTCCTCTTTAGTAGGTTTATAGTTTAGGGTACATGTCATTATCTAATTCCTCGTAGTCTGGATGTCAGCATTAGCTCAAAAGAACAACCTGTAATGGTTGCCTTCTTATGTGTATTTGATTTTAATTTTATTACTGGAAGATAGTTTCTTGCTGCGACAATAGAACGTAACTTACCTGTCTCACTAGCATCATCTCCAATAGAGATGGAACCTAATATGTTCCCTGAGAATGTCTTGGTTGTAGTATCTCTTTGTGGGTCACCATCGCCATCAACAGGTCCTGGGTATGAAACCTCAAGCTCCATATACTCAGAGTTGTTCATGTAAACTTCACACCACTTAACTGTAGTTCTACCATCTACTATAGACATCATTTTATTGTTATTGTCTGGTGACTTCAGATACTGCTTGGAGAACTCATACTCACAGCTAACTGGTAAACCAATAAGAACATTATTGGTTACAACGTTTGTGAAGTTTCCTTCTAGGTATAAACCATCTGCATTGATTATAGTTTCTACTTGTAGAGAGTCATTTGCTAAGTTCAAACAAGTAAGAGTATTGGTTCCACGAGCGTAGTAGTTGTGTACATCATCTGGATTATTATCTAATGTGATTTTAGTGTAACCAAAAATATCCTCCCCAAAGGTTCCAGCAGGAGTAATATCAGTGTGCCACTCATCGAGTGAGTAATCTGTGTCATCTGTGTTGTCTAACTTCATCGACATTAGTTGTATTGATTCTGCATCGTAGTCAGTAGAAGGGGTGAAATCTGAGCTATCTTCTCTAGACGTAACTAGGTAACACACAGCATCTACATACATCAGAGCCTTAACTGCAGTAGTATTCATTTCGTATGTCATCCAAGCAGATTGAACCCTATCCCTACCTTTGGTGTAATATTTATAAACAAAAATTTTACTATAATCATCATCTGAGCGAACCATTACAGTTCTCGCTAGAGATGAAACAGCTATACTTACAGGCTTACCTTTTATAAGTGTTGGTACTTGCTCTGCTATACTCTGTGCTTCAAAGGAAGTCGCACCTTGTCCTGTAGGATACATCTCGTAAATATCTGCATAACCTGACTTCTCTTGTGCAAAGATAATAGAGTTGTCCAAAGCCACAGGACGAACATCAGGGGAATTGTCATAAGTACCAATAGATGTTAACGACGTAGCTCCTGGAGTAAGACCTTCAGGTCCATAATTAATAATAAATTGATTATTATCAGAGAATACCACCATTTGGTTTGCAAAAGGTACTGCATAGTTTAATCTTACGTGACCTTCCTCATTACTTTCGATTGATAATCTATCTGATGGTAGTAGTTGAGCTACAGTAGTTCTGAAGAAATTAAAAGGTCCATCTTGCTCTGTTAAAGTGATTGTACTTCCTGAGCAAAAACCAAGACGATTCTTAAAATAAAATAAATCATTTATTCCTTTTCCTACAAACTGAGGGAATGGGTTAGTTCTCTCATCACCACACTCTCTGTCATCCCAAGTTGGGCGAGAAAATTGCAAATATCTATAACCTGCTGACTCATTTTCTATCTCCATAGGGATAATCTTATGTGGTAGGGTTTGTGCATCTAGTGCTTTTTTAACTGATGTCGTGGTGTCTTCCTCATAATTTTGGTCAGTTGCACATTCTTGCCATGAGCCACCTTGTACCTCTACTGAATCTTCTGAGCTGCCTACGAAGTTCACATAGTAATCGTCTAACTTACTTTCAGGATTACCTTTAATTTTTAATTTATAACCATGAACACATGTAAGGGGGAGCCCTGCAAATGTCTCTGCTTCTGAGTTCCAAGCCTCTGTCATAGTATCTCCATAGCTATCAGCCATAGTTACTGGTAGATTGTAGAAAGAGTTATCATCGTATTGGGAGTATTGTCCATATACAACAATTACTGAACCTTCTTGCTTTACTACACCACCCCCTGTTCGAAATTCTGTTGACTCGAAGCCTGAACCACTAACTGTAACTGATATGGCAGTATCCTCTGTAAGACCTCTGCTTGACCAAGTAGAGCCATCAAAGACACTTGTCTTCGTGACTGTGTCGCTTCCTGTAAAACCATTAGACATCTTAATACACTCAGCAATAATAAATGCAACTAGACTTGTTTTACTGTCCACAGATTTATCAGTACCATCAGATGTTTTAACTCGTATTGTACGAACATCACCATCTCTGTCTTCTACAGTACATGTATACTCAGAATTATAAGCGCCCTCCTTAACAAAAATTAAACCTCTAGCTGGTCCAGCTGCTTCTACAGGACTAGTTGCTATCTTTACCTCAGCTGCTTTATTTATAATAAATGTTGTATCAGCTACAGTTCGAATAGCAAACTTAGTGCCTTTATAGTTACTATGGTCATTTAATGCCATATAACCACCCAGTCCAGCGTAGGTTGTAGTAGGTGGAATCTCAGCACCATCGCCTGCACCAGTATAATAAATACCTATCCTGTCTCCTGTTTCCAAGTCATGGCAAACCATCTTGCCATCATTACTAATTGTAAGTAGAGCCTTCTTATCTTCGTCCTCACCTTCAACTGTTAAAGGGTGAGGGATAACTGCTGAAGTGCAATCCTTAGCAGCAACTTGGGTGTGCGCGTCACTACCTGTGTAAACGTCTAGATAAGGTGTAACATTAGTATCAACAGTAACACCATAATGAGAGAAACTCTTTATAGCCTTTGTACCACCTCGCTTTGTTAACCCTTTGATAGGGTCACTAAGAAAATTTATTTGATTTGTACACTGGTTATCATGTCTGTTAGCATCAGGCTGTTGAGATATTCCTCCAGTTAAATTTTTTATTGTTTTCTTAGTAATAGCCATTATAGAGTTCTATTAAGTGTGCTTTTTACACTAGGGTTTTGAAGCATATTGTGTCTACCTACACCATGTTGGTAGTTTCCTAGTTTAGCCTTTGCTTCCATTTCATCTTGTGCAGTGAAAGCTCTAATATCTTTAGAACCTACTAGCCTGTCTGCATAGACACGCGCTGCACGAATGTTTACATATCGCTTAGCTGCTTCTGGTAAATCTTCAAAGTCAAGAAGATAAACTATATCAACTGTAATATCTGATGTGAATGTACTCGTTTTATCTGTCATCGAGTATAGAATAGGAGAACCTCCATTGTACCTGATAGTGTATTCTGTATCAGTAGTATTAGCTATAATCTGAATATAACTTGCAGGGATTGCAATGTTGTCTGATACATTAGGGGTCAGGGTTACATTCTCTTCCTTGTTAAAAATATAATCATCTTGACAAAGTTCACGAGTTGTCTCGTCAATAATACTTCTAGCCAATGTCACTTCGAAAGGAAGTGTCCCAGTGAGAGCATTGATTGATGCTTCACCTATTACATTTAAGCAGATATTTACTGCGTCTAATTCTGTTGTTTTTGCTGCCATAATTTAAATTTTTTTATAAGGGGTGAAAGAGCAGGTCTACATACCTCTATGCAAACCCACTCTAGACAAAAGAAAAAAGAGGTGCTAAATAAATAACACCCCAGATTTAATTAAGCATCGTTAGTCTTCAGTTGGATAACTGAGTCTGGACGAAGGATGTCACAGCCAATAGCTTGCTTTGCATTTAGCAAATGACCCAAGCGATTTGGAATGTAGTTACTTTCAGTCGTTACACCACGAAGCAATAAAGTTGCTGCAGATGACTTGTGGAAGCAAAGACCAGATAGTTTCTCAGATGAGAAGTTACCATAGTCTACATTGCGACCAGCGCCACCAGCTTGACCTAGATAGAAAGCTCCACCAGCACCTTCAGTCACAGATGCTAATTCACCTGCGATTTGACCTAGTACTTGTGAGTTAATGATTTCAAAGCCCATGTACCAAAGAGATTTTGCCTTCCCTCTGTCACCTGTTGAGTTAAAGTCAGAGCCCATCACGTTATCTTCACCCATAAGAGCGTAGAATAGACGTGGTGGCAATGCACAGTAACGCTCAGTGTGAGGAACGAAAGCTTCGTCCATCTTTTGAGCTGCTTCTTCAATAAGAACTGCTAATTGAGTGCCAGTAAGGTCAGCGTTAGCTGTACCTGTGGCTTGTTCTGCAAGACCTGTACCTCCACGTGCTAGAGCTGAAATCAGCATAGCGTCGTGAGTGAAAGCCATAGCAGCACCTGCTTGCTTAGCCAATTCAGAGTGAATGTTGTAGTCAGCCATTGCTTGGTCCAAATCGTCCACGAATTGTGGAGCGATAATAGCCTTTTCAAGGGTGATTACTTTTTCGCCTGAAGTTGCATTAGATGCATAGTGAGCGTCGTTGGCTACTGAGCCAAAAACGTCATCGCCTGGTGCGTGTAGCTTTGACTGCTCACGCGTGAATGTTGGGAAGCTTGCGCTTGACCCTGATGTAATTACTCGCTTAGTGAGTAGAGGAGCGAATGCAACCTGTGCGTTATACGCAGTGATTACCTCTCCACCATACACTTTCAAGAAACTCATCGAATCTACTGTTACGTCTGCCATAATAATACCTCCATAGGGTTTATGTTTTTATTTGACGTTGAAGCTTGGTCTATAGACCCTACTACTTCAATTTGTTGCTGTGGAGCCAATCTTATTGAAACTCCATAATAAAAATTTTCATATACTCTTCCTATGAAGGTGTCCCAGTTACCTAATCGTAAAAAGGTACAAAGGGGCTTACAAGTCATGCGTATTTAAAAATTTGATTTGTTTACCTTAGCATATACTTTTGCACGATAAGCTTCGTCATTAGTATACCTAGGGTCGTTCATATCTGCTAACATCTGAGCTTGGCTTTCATAGCCACCAGATGATTGAGATATTGCGTCAGCCTTTATCATATTAGATGTAGGCTGAGATGATTGGTTAGCTACTTCATAACGAGCTGCTAATCCTTGTATTGCAGATTTAATTGCATCTACGTTACCTGCTTCCATAGTATTATTAAATACTTGTTGTTCAGCTTCAGTTAGACCTTGTTCAGCCCACTTATTCATTTCACCATACTGCTCTGCACCACCTACTAAATCCATCATAGCATTAACCTCGCCTTGTGCTTTATGCTCAACGAGTCCTTGATAATGGTCTAGAAGTTCTTGAGTAACACCTATTTTTTCAAAATTTTCTTTTAGCTCAGGTGTAATCTCGCCTGATTCCTGCCAGTCATTTATAGCGTGTTGGATTTTATACCTTTGAGAACCTTCCTCATACTGACCTAAGTCCTTTATATCGAAGTCACCTTCTTTGACTTTGTCAAGCATGTAATCTTTTTCCCCATCCCAAGCACCCTCCTTATCTTCAGAGCCTTCATCTGATGGGAGTGTGGTATTGTCCTCTTGCTTAGTCTCGTGGAAACCTGTTTCAAGAGCTTTGTGAGCCTTCTCAGCTTCTTCCATAGACTTGTACTTACCAAAAATTAATTTTTCTTCTGGTTTAGCATTTTCTTCATCTAGGAAAGCTTGTTGCTCTGGTGAAAAAGGCATAGGCTTCGCAGCTTCGTCTTCGAACGTAATAGAGGCAGATGTTGTCTGCTCTTCTACTACAGGGGTTAAATTTGATTTTTCTTCTGTCATAATAATTATTGTTGAGGTTCTCCCTCCTCAGGGGCAGGTGTTAATTCCTGTTGAGATTTAGCTAGGTTAGCTAATTCTTGCGCTTGAGCCATCCCTTGAGATTGCTCTTGCTGTTGAGCTTGCTGCTGCATCATTTGCATCTGCGCTTGCTGCTCAGCCATTAATTGGTCTTTAGTTTTAAGTATATCTACACCCACACTATCTTGGAGCTTACGCATAGCTTTCTCCCAATCAATCATACCTGATGCTACTTCAGGGTTAGCACCCATAGCAAGCTGGAAGAATGTACTCATACGCTCTAAGTCTGTGTTACGACCTAGTGCAGATAGACCTGTAGAAATAATTAATTTTACTTCAGGTGGTATAAATGAAATTTTTTCTTCATCTTGTAGACGAGTTATAATCAAGTGTACAAGGGGTGCCATCATCTCTGATGCTAACATAGTATAAGCACCAGCTAAAACCTTCTCCAGAGAGTTCACAATAGCGTTAATCTCTGTAGCTGTCTTAGCCCCAGGGGAAGGGATAGTAGCTTCGAGAAGGTTAAAAGCGTACGATAATCTTTGTTCGTACTGTTGAATAGCTTGCATTACAATGCTAAGGTCTGAACCTTTCTGTGATTGTAGTACTGAGACATCTGTAGATTTACCACTAATAACATCTCCATTTTCTGCTTTAGCAACATCACGTAGTCGTGTAGTTGTAGCAGGGTCCACGAAAAAAACAGTTTTAGCAGCGATAGCAGCTGATTCTACAACTGACTTAGATAAAGCTTCTAATGACTTTAAATCGCCTGCAACTGTTTCAACATAACTACGACCATAACTCTCACCTGTGTTACGAGATAGACGTAATGGAAGCCAAGGTAAATCTTCAGCTGAAAAGTAAGATTTAGTATCTTTTAAAATTTTTCCTTCGACTTCTTGATATGCATAGTAAGTGCCATCATCTTGTAGCTCTATACACGTATATAAGCAGATATCCTTATCAGATGCCAAGCCTCCACCATTCATATCTGATGGAAGCTCGATATCTATATCTAAGGACTTAGCTACTGTCTGTGAAATAGTTTCTTTAATTGTGATATCAGTAATTGAGCCTTCGACATCACGATGAGTTACATAATCCTCCAAAGAGTAATTACGAATATTACCATCAGGTTGAACGTATAGTAGCGTATTGCCACTAATTAATAAATTTTTTACTGCCTCAAAGATGGTAGAGCGTAGATTCTTTGATTCAATCTCCTCTAGGATTTGTATTTCAATCTTACCTAAGCTTTCTTCTACTTCACCTTTGATGTGTTCTGCATCTTCACCAAACTGTTCAAAGTCCTGGTCTGATACAAGTAACCTAAAGAAGGGTGTTCCAGCTGGAAATAAGCTAAGCAACATATTAGAAGCCAAATTAGTAACCCCTCTTGCACCAACTGATTGGTATGGGGTTTGGTAACTTGTATTCGAATCATCACTTGCGTCTCTAACCACCATAGGAAGGGTTAGCTTTGAACAAGACCTACCTCTTTGTAAGAAGATTTCACGCTCATTCTCTAGTTGCTTATATCTTTCTGCACCCATAATATTTATAAATTACTGCCTCCAGACAGCTTTAAGGATTGATATCCATGTTTACCTGCCTCAGAATACCTACCAGTTCCACTTGAAACATTACTACCAACCTTCTGTTTGCTGATTTTTAATTTTTTCATTTTATCTGTCTTCTGATGACCACTAGCGCCACGCTTAGCTCTATCTTTAATTTGGTCCATGTTGGCTTTATGTCTATCCATTGACCTTCCAAGCTCTTTGAAAATAAAATCAAACATTTTATTTTGCTGTGTCATATCCTGTCCTTTATCGAATTTCGTAACCCCTGAATAGTTTTGAAGAGTCTTACCTTTAAGGTGGGGCATAGATTGTTCTACTTCTGCTCTTGTTTGAAAACCTTTTGAGGTGAGATATGTGTCGCTATTGTAGGCACGCTTAAGGAGCCTATTAAAAACTGTTTTCTGCTTACCCTTTAGAGCTTCTCGATTACGCTTATGTTCCTCATGTTTTTCCTCTTTTGCATTATTACCTTTGTTAATCCCAAGAGCACGTCCAAATCGTTTTAATAAATTCATAACTTTTCCTAGACGTTAGCGCCAGTGCCTTTATTTCTATTCACGCCCAGCTGAGCGAAAGTAGACATCTCAACGCCACCTGTATTTGCATTAGGGTCTTTGTCTTGAACTTTAACAGCTTGCTCTTGTACGCCTTGCTTAAGAAGTTGCGCTTTAGCTTTCTCTTGTGCTTTAACTTCCTGACGAGCGTCTTTCGCATCATCACGAGCTTGCTCAGCTCTTTCTCCTGAACGTTTAGCGCCATAAGCACCTTGAGCGACCATTGCACCCATAAGCCAGTTTGCTACAATTGGGGCAGCCATTAGTTGACTCCTCCTGAAAATTTTAAAATGTAATGTATAATCATGATTTAAATGAGATTGTTTTCTCTAAACCACTGACTCCCTAATACCTTGATATAAAGGGAGTTACAAACTGCAATATTTTATTTTTTCTGTTCTTCGTGTAGATGTTTTAACAAGTTCACAAGCTCACGCTTACCTGAGTAGAACATAATAGCATCCTTACTATCCTCAGGCTTCCAATCCATAGGGTGTATTAATGCATCAAGATACTCAATGAGAGCCTTGGATATATGAGGGGGTTTATTAAATTTTTTATTCATCATCGTCTAGGATATCGTAAGGGGACAGACCAGGACCACCTACATCATAGCATTGATAAGCTGGTGGAATAGGAGGTAGGTCCTTTAAAAGTTCATCTATCTCTGCTATAGCATCAAGATGGTGTTGCTTCTCGTTATTGTAAAACTCATGCGTTTTAACTATTGTAATATAATCATTGTTCTGTATCATTTGGGGTTTCCTCAGCTTGTGCATTTTTAATTTTTTCCATTACCTCATGCCATTGGTCTGAGATATGTTTCTCAGCTTTAACGTTCCCTGCCTTTACCCAGGCTCTATAAGTGGCATATCCAGGTTCCTTCTTAGGATGTCTGAATACCAACTCATGGGTCACACCTTTGTACCAGTGCGTGTAATAGAACTCGTATATAGAGTCCTCTTTAATAAGTTTGTATTTGTTTAATCTCATGATTTAATTTTTTTTGATACCTTGTCAACGTAGCCATCTATAAGGTTTTGTATGTGTTCATGCACTTCGATGTAAACCATAGGTTCCATCAAATGCCCTGTCTTGCGATGATGAGCTTCAAGGGACACAATCTGAATATCATCGTAATACGCTATCCCTTCTAGGGAGTCTGCTATACATCCAAATAAACCTTCAACATCAGCACGACGTTTATTATTAGTAAAAATTTTAATAAGGATTGTCACTGGACCTTTAAAAGGGTCAGAGATGTCCTGCGATGCGAAGTCAGCTGATAGCTCCTTCTTTCTTTTGGTGTACGCAGCAGGCATATAAGCGTGTCCTTTGGCGAACCTAGGACGAGGCTTAGTAATAACGTTTAGTTTGGTATTAAAAATTTTCATTTTATTCTTCATCATCAGAGGGTTCCCACTCGCCTAAACCTTCTGTATCAGGGAACTCAAGATAGAGAGCTCTTTCAGTATCTGATTTAATAAGGTAGAATGTACGAGTATTTTTTTTATGTTCCATGTAGTCCTTTACAGTTGAGTATAAAGGTCTATCAATCTTATCTGGTAGCATAGAGGGGTGAGTCTTAGTCTTTATTACCCTTCTACAACCACACATAGTTCTAAGTATCATTTTCATTAGTGGTATATGTAAGGAGACTCTAGTATCTCCTCAAAATTTAAATTTCCTATAACAGGCAAGTCAGGCAATGGTATTTTATGTTGCTCTTCTATTTGCTCCTTGAAGTCAGCCATAATATCGAAAGAAAATAAATTTTTTATACTCTCTCGTATCTGCTCGTAGAACAAGTTAGCATCAGCTGCTCTGTAGTATATACTGTCATGGACAAGGCTAAATGGTATGTTATTAGGAATTGATTCAACTATATCATATAGAATAGCAGCATCCAGAGCATGTATTATGTTAGGGACAGAAGCGTTAACTGATTTACCTTGGGAAATTACATCAGTCTCTTCAGAATAAGAAACATATAAAAATTTTCCTTGGGTCACAGTTCTTACCTGCTTTGCCTTGCTTTTACGATATCTAGAAACCAGTCGAAATCCAGTTGGCATATCTAGCTCAATATCCTTGTTCAACATAGCTAGAGTCTTAGCAACCTTCTTAAACCATTCCATCCCTAGAGTAGCTCCTTTAACTGTGTCATTAACAGCTTCAGCTACTCTAGTTTTGAGGTATTTATCTACCTGTACATAATCATCTGTGTTGGGAGGTCTGTGCTCATTAATCCACTCTTGGACATACTTGTTTAATCCATATCTGGACAAGGAGTATACAGATGTCATCAGAATACGCTTTACTAGGTTTCTTGAATTTTTTCCTTTGAGTTCATTTAACCAGTATTTAGCATATCCTGAGACAGGTTGTAATGTACTATTGGCATCTTGCTCTAATAATACTTTTAATACCTGTAGACACTCTATGTACACATCAGAAGGGACTTGGGAACCATTATCTAATACATTGGTTCTTACACAGCCCTCATGGTCACGTAGGAGCAGAGAGAGTATCTGAAGTCCACTTGAAGAAGCATCTGATGCAATCCTTAGACCAGATTCATAGTTCTCAGGGTCATCCAAATAAGCAGCACAATCGAAGCAGAAAGCCAGATAGCTGAAAGGAGAGTCACAATCCTTCCAAAGATTGAGATGTTTGATAGGGTCCTGCGCAATAAGTTTGATTTCATTTTCTTTTTTTTCAATAAATTGGTATCTGTCTTGATATGAAAGCTTATCAGCCCCATAACAGTTGGCACCATGTACGTAATAGAAAAATTTTACTTCTTCATCTATAGGTGCCTTGCTAGTAAATTGTAATAGAGCCTTACTTAAATCATTGCCTTGGGGGTTCAAATAGTCTCCCCTGTAATACAAGCGACCTCTAAAGTCTAAATAGCATGGCATGTAACAATGGTGCTCTGATAGTAACTCCTCTGCTATACCTAATGTCCTAGCCATGTTATATCTTTTACCTTT